ATGCTTTCCCATCACTTTGATTTGATGATGCAGCTTCAATATAATTTGTGCCATTAGCATAAAATATTAATCCCCCGCCAGGGCCCGTATTCCTTAAATAATAAGCACCTATTGCAGCCGTAAATGCACGGCAGGCACGAACAAAAAATAGCATATCTTTATTCCAGAGATTAATATCGCCTGAAACAAAACTTATTGACCAAGAATTTAAAGAATCATTTTCTGAAGAACTCCAATAAGAATAAGGAGAAGAAGTAATAAATCCACCCACTCCATATAAATGTAATTGAGTGTACATTGCATTAAGTTCATCTTTTGATGGTAAATGATAATCAGAAAGTGTTCCTCCTTGTGCTATAATTGCAGTTGTATTTGCCTGACCCGTTCCTATTGCTGTGCTTGTGCCAACAGCTGCACCAATATAATCTGACCAGATTGAAGTCGTTTCGGTACTTGCCGGTGCTGCTTCGTAATAACCAAATGAACCCCCACCAAGATCAACTATATGAAATATATATCCTCCGGCCTGCCCGGCGTTTCTTAATGCATAAATTTTAGTAGATATAAAATAACGACAAGCACGTACTTTTAAAGAATAAGATTTAGGACTTGCGCCAAGCCCCGATATCATAGATACCGTCATCCCCTGTACCATGTTATTTTCTGAAGAACTCCAGTATGTACCTGAAAATCCGCCTACACCTGATTTGTAAAGATTTTCCCACATTGCATTTAATTCCAAGAGCGAGGGGAGGAACCAATCGCTATAATGCAATACAGGTATATCTTTGATTAATCGTAAAGAATAATAACTAACTTTTGTCCCATCAATAATTGTTATATCTCCGCTATCGTAAGTCATCTTAACCACTTTTGCCTTAAAAGAGGTACTGCCGTCTGTCGCCGTCCATAGATAGCCAGATTCTTTAAGATTATAAAATAGCGTTTCGACAATACCTTTCGCATAACCTCCTCCAATAGCTGCAAAGTCATAATCATCTGTCGCATCAGTATTAGGGGTCGCCCAGTGGGTTGTGCCTATTTCTTTTAACTTCCCTGCGCCACCTGTTACGCCACCGATATATGCGATTAAGACATTCCAATCATCTTCCGTCGGAACACGCCAGCCGGCAGGACAGAACCCGGAAGACATTATTTGTGCGAAAGTATAAAGACCTCCGTATTCGTCTTTATTTTCGACAAGCATATCGTATGTTTTAAATCCCGGCCAGCATCCGCTCCAGTTTTTTGTCATCCACGTTTGATCTCCAATAGTAATTTCAGGAATATCAATAATATTCCCTTCTCCATCAGTTATAATATCTCCCGGCCATGTAGCAATAGGGCCAACGCCTGGTATGTTGTTTCCATCAAGAACTATTTCTTCTAATTGTGTTGCTTCAGGAGGAACGGTAAAATCAATTATATCATTATTAGACGCATCAATAGTTACAACTACCTGGGGATTTGATATAATAATGGTATGTTCGTCTTCCCCATCAGTATATGTATGAGTTACTGTAACTTCTGTGTCTGTAAGTATTATAGTTGTGGTTGTCCCATCACCCCAATCAATAGTTATTTCTCCAGTACCTGTAAAAATGAAAGTAACCGTACCATCTGAAGTTGTAACAAATTCAATACCTGCACGTGATTTTAATAATTTAAATGTGCCAAAACCTTTATTATCAGCTTTCCGGCTTTCGAGTTTCATAATCCATCCATAACGGTAATGATCGTTTTTATTATTCCTGAATCTGACCTTTTTATAAACATTCGGGATCCCGAAATCAGACTCTCCCATCGATTTAATTATGTCATTCGTGACAACAAAATCAAAGTTATAATATATATTGTCAAAAAACGGGTAATCCAAATCTGTAACTGCGATATCCTTGCCTTCATATACAATCTTCGTCTCTGTTGTTTTTTTCGTGTAAGCCCCGGAACTTTTATCACTCTTTATGAAACTTAGAATTGATGTGAGATATTTTCTCACGCATGAAGAAAGGAAGGATCCCCAATGCCTTAGGTTTCTGGCCGGTTGATAGTCTAAATTGTAAGAATGAGCGCTATTATCTAACCCTCCAAGAGTCGCGTACCCTTCGGCTCTTTTTATTTGTAAGACAGAATCCCGGACAATTGAAATGATAAAATTATTGTCATCATAATTAGTGTCTTCGCTTTCTTTATCATTTTTGTTATTTGTCAAACAACCTACAATCGCATTTGTATCACCCCGATAAGGAGACACCTGTGAAAAGTCTTGTTTCTGCCTCGTGATTACAGTTGAATATTCGACCTTAGTATTATATTCATAACGTCCCTTTATCTTATTATATGCCAGTTCTGCCTTTGAAAAGCCTATTGATATACTGCTAAATGTTAAGTCATTCGCAACCTCTTCGTTAATTTCTATCGCATTATCAATACTCATAAAGACAACATCCTGAAAAGCTCTTCTTAACTCTTCAATCCTGACCTTTTTAACTCCTCCTATTGTTTCAATACCAAGCGATAAAGGAGTAGTCGAATGAAGCGAAAGGAATAGATCTTTTAATGAGACGTTTAATGAAATATCTGTATCGTCCAATTCAAATCCCCTGAGCAGGTATCCATTTGTAACTACACCCAGCGACATATCCCCGTCGGCTGCGTAAGTATCCAATTCACTATCTGTTCTTCCTAATTTATCCGAATAAAAAGGAGAAGCTTCGCCGGTCATTGCTTGGAGTATCCTTGTAAATGCCTCGTGATAGAAATACCCGTAAAAATAACTATCCGGAAACACCAATTTAGTATATGTGAAATGAGTATATTCTGATGTTCCTGGATTTGTTGCAATTAAATTCACGGAATCAGGAGTACTGGAATAGATTGCCTCAAGGACAATATAGTCACCCTCTGCAATTGATGAGATTGTTTTTGTCTCGTCAATATCTAATGTTATGGTATAGTTAGTTCCAACTGTGTAATATGTTCCTACTGCTATTGTGGCCATTAAGGTACCGTCAACATTATATCTTTTAAATCTAAGTTGAATTGATCCTGATGCAGAATAAACAACTGTCCCGGTGATATACAGGTGCATACTTATTGCAGTACTATACAGTGCTTTGAAAAACGCAGCATCCACTCCGGCAGGATCTGTCAGGTTGTCTATTACATTAATAGAGCTCTCGTCCTCACGTTGAGCGTAAAGCAACCCGAAAGCCAATGTTAATTGAGATATATCCGTAAGAAATCCAGAATACTTAGAGTAATATGTATCTGTTCGTGAAGGGATTTTTATAGATTTTCCCTCGTAAGTAAATGGAGTAATAGCAACATTATCTATACTGACAAGTTTCGCAAGACTTACCTCGTCCGATTCGCGTGTCTTTATTTTATTGACAAACGTGTCATCAATGATTTCTACTTTAACCACGTCAAAATATTCGGGAACCGAGGGGAAATATTTGAATGTAGAGAAATCTATTATACCGGTATATATTATTGAGTAACTATAATCAGAGGTATCTAATGCTTCAACCTGATAAGAACAAACAGCTTCCGTTCCTTCTAAGTCGTATATTGATTTTAAGAATACAGCTCCCTCACGTATGATTGTTAATTCTTTTGTCGAGAACGATCTAAACACACCCCAGTAAGTCATACTCCTTTCCCAAAAGGCCTGATCAGAACTCCACTCTTGAGGAGCATGGTCTAACTCCAGGGTTCCTTTTGTGGTATGAATAAGGCTATATTTATAATATTGTGTATTCACGATAAATGCCTTTCAAAATATTCTTTATATTGATTACCTTTTCTTGTTGTTATCGACCTGCCAGTTGAAAGACTCGGAACAAATTGTTCCTGTTCTCTAATTGCCCGGACAATATCTTTATTCCCTCGTTCAATAGTCTTTTCGAGAGTGTCTTTTTTACTCATTGCTGCAATGCTTATTATCCGCTTAGTTTCATCAGATGGTATTATTTGCGTACCTCTTTTTAAATATGTCAATTCTGGTGAATCGCCTGTTAGTGATACCTGCCCGGATGGCTCAATTCTTAGTTCTGCCCCTTTTTCACCAACTATCGCGGGACCTTCTTTAGAGTATTTTGTACCCTTTGCGTAAGCGATAGGCTTAGCAGCGATGACAGCCGCTTGTATTGCTCCGGTTGCAATGATTACAGGAATAAGAGCCAACGATGCGCCTAAAGTACCGGGAGCCATAGCCGTTGCTTCAACAATACCCTTCGCTACCGATATACCCACATTTGCAAGAGCAGCGATCTTTTCAGCAATAGCGGCCTTCCTTTGTATCGCCCGTTTCTTTTTTTCATAATCTGCCTCTATTTTAGCCTTCTGTTGTTCATTGTCCCCCGCTGCTTCAAGTTGTAATGACTTTTCATCTTCGAGTGCAGTAAGTTGTTTATCGTATTTAGCCTGAGCAAAATTTGACCATATTTCGGTCGCTCCACTTGCTGCTTCTGATGCTATTTGTATTATTTGCTTTTTCTTTTCTGCTTCAAGAGCTATCTCTTCTTCTATCTGTTGTATTCTTGCTTCATTTTGTTTCTTTTCTGCATCAGTCAATTCTCGCATAGAGATAAGAGTACCCCCGATAGCCTTACTTATTTCCTCTTGTTTTTTCCTTTCTTCTTCCTTTTTCTTGTTAATATCATCAACTCCAAAGGATACTGTTTTTGTATAATCTTCATTTGTTTTTTTCGCCTCCTTCATTGCATCTATCTCTTCCTGTGATGAAGTGCCGTATTTATCAAAGAGTTCAATTTGTTTTTCTACCCCCTTATTAAGCGATGCAATGGTTGAAGTAAGGCGCCTACCTTCAGATGACGCTTGTTCTTCTTTACCTATATATTGAGCGATAAGTTCGTTTACTTTTTTCCGGTTAACGTTAGTTGAAATAGAAAGCCCTATTTCATCAAGAGAAATCTGGTTACCTGTCTTCCTTACCTCGTTAATTCTTTCCTGTACTTTTGCAAGATCCGTTGTACCCAACTCATTTGCAATTGTAGTTAAAATTATTTCCTGTTGAGCCTTTGCTTCTTCCTCCATTAACCGCTTACTTTCAACAGCAAGAGCAAGGCGTTCTTTATCGGTTTTGTTTGTATCTGCGAGCTCTTCCCTTAATTTTGCTATCTTGGCCGTTCTTTCAGCCGAAACAGTTATAAGGTCAATCTCCTTGTCTTCGAGCTTATCCATCATATCGGCAAGTAACCCAGACTGTTTGACCTCGTTTTTTATTTCTTCCCCTATTCCCTTAAATGCTCCTTTTAAGTCTTTTAACTTCGCCTCACCGGTGAATATCTTTGATATAGTAGTTGCAACATTTTTTATTCTATCTACCAAAACATCAACAGTAGCTTTAATCTGTGCGAATATCCGGGTTATCTTGTCTCCTCCTTCTTCTGTGCCCTTGAATGCCTTAATAAGCAATGTAAAGACACCGACAATAGCACCGATTACAATACCAATAGGATTAGCAACCAAAACAGTATAGAGCGACTGGAAGCCTCTAATTACGGAACCAATTGGGCCAGACATCCCGCTTATTGCAGATGTATAATTACCGATATTTATTTTCTGCTTGCCAAGTGCATCGTTATTCTTTTTGATAAATGAATTGTTCTTATCCAATTCACCGTTAATTTCTTTCAGCCTTTGCCTTCCGGTCTTTGTAGACAGGTTTAGTTTTTCTCTTTCTTTCGTTAAAAGAGAATTTTGTGCCCTTAATTTTTCAAGTGTCCCTGCCTCTTCGTTCTCAAGAGTTACCTGCGCCCGGAGTGCCGTGTTCTGATCCTTAACAGCGTTTGAATATCTGATCTTAGCCTTTACAATATCATCTTCACTATCCCTGAGCTGTTTTGTTATTTGTTCTGCTTCTTTTTCACTTTTAGATAATCCATCCTGTGTTGATTTTGTAGTATTAGTAGTAGTCGACAATTTGCCCAATGCAGTATCGAGCGCACTACTTTGCTGCACTACCTTATCAAGACTAACCACTACCTTGTCAAGTGCAAGGGACAGCTTCTCTACATTTGCTAACGCCTCTTTTGAGATCAGTTCATCTATTTCACTTGCCATTTTTCTTTTCTAATTGTTTTATTTTCTCGGAAGCAGACTTAATATAGTACTCAAATTCAAACAATTTAATGTCACGCGGTATGTTCATTTCAAGGATTATCTCAATTGAAATGATTATCTGTGAGAAAGACACACCCCCCTCCGGCTTTTCTGTGATAAGATATTCCCTGTATTTGGCTTGCAATCTTTCTGTCTCCGCAATTAAAAACTTCCTATCCTCTAACCTCTTTAGCTCAATCCCGGTTATATCTTTAATCCTTTCAAGTATTTCTTTAGTCCATCCTATTGAACAGAGATCGACAAGCGCAGGGTAAAGGTTAAAGGCTTTGTTGTATAGCTTTGTTTTGATTAAAGTTCTTTCAATATCTTTCTCTATCGCTGATTTATTAAGCGTCTCCTTAACTTCATGTAAAAACTTATTGTAAGCTCTTACAACAAAGAATTTAGGCAAAGGAATATTTATCCTTTTAACGAGGTTGATATTCTGACTGTCAAGTAAAATAGATAGCCGTCCTATCGAGATGGTATATTTGTTATAGAATATCATAAAAAAGGGAGGAGTTATTTCTCCTCCTTTTTTTCTTTACCAAGTTTACCGCCATTGTCGGTATATATCTTCTCCGCATCCTCGTCTGGATGTAATTTCTTCATGAGTTCTTTGAACTCCTTTAAAGAAAGTTTCATGATATCAGGATGAACGCTTATCATGCTAAAGCATTTATGGTGATACGATTACTTATATAGGTGGCTACTGTTGACACAACAAGCTTAACCCTGATCACTACCATGTCTCCGGCTGCGAGCGGTGTGTTGGTTGATTTCTTCAAAGTGAGCGTATAACTCCCGTTAGCTCCTTCTGTGCATGTAGCAATTCCCGGAGTAACAAGCTGTGAGCTCTCAAGTACCTCCCAATCGGCAGCGACAAGCCCTGTTTTGGCTGTTCCGCAACGATTCAAAACCGTAACTACTACCGACCCAGCAGTAATGGCAGTCGTAACATAGAGATTTAATCCTACTGGCATTGCCTCTGAAAGTTCAAGAGTAGGATTCCATGTTAAAGGAACTATAACCGCATTTTTAAACTCATCATAATTCTGGAAATTAGCATACACCTTGAAGTTGTTTCCGACTTCCTTAAGTGGTAAACCTTTAGTTGGAGCTGTTAATTCAACCAAAAAACCTTTTACGACACCGGTATCTGTTCTTGTCATGTAAAGACTCCCGTTTGAATCAACTAAATTCATCCTGAAAAACCCTCCACGGAAAGCATCCTGCACATCTTTGTAATCACAAAAATTAGATGCAAGATAAAATACTCCAGATGGAATAGGATTATTTGTTACTGTTTTTCTCGTTGATCCGTGAGTAACGATATTAGGATCGTCAGTAGTCGGGTCGTAATCATTTACTCCAAGCGGAGCATAGACCGACAAATCTGTCTGCACTTTGACCTTCCACGTGGAAAGCGTTTGAGCTAACAAGGTGGTTGCAAATGTTACCGAAGCATCAGTAACAATTATGTTTTTAATTTCTTTAAGATCCGCCAGGCAGGACTTATTAATACCTTGAGGCAGAAATGGAGCACATACATTCATTTTTTCATTTATTAATTTAACAACTTAAAACATATTCAACACTTGTTTTTATCTTAAACAAGTAAAAAGGCTGCATATTATCTTCTTTCTTAACCATTCCCCAATTTGACCAGGATTCATAACCATCGTGAATCGATTTAATTGTAAACATCCCTCCTGATCGAATCCATCTCACAACATCAGATAAGGCGTATTCTGTCGCCCTTTCTGTTATGGTAGGGTATAGTTTTAAAAGATTAACTGCAAAATATAAATCTACATTAGCAGTATTTTCAGTTCTTTCTGAAAGCACATCAAAAAAACACAAAGCATCCTTTCTGTCATCGAGCAAAACGTCTGAATAATTATTCCCGGAAACTAATATCTCAGGGATCTGTAAATTTTGATGATAATTTCGCATACACCGCCCGTTCCATGAACAGGTAAAAGTAGTCCATAAATACCCGGAAAATATCAGTCGTTGTTTCTCTATGACAATATCAATGCCTTTCATGTAGTTACCTGATTGATTGTCCTGTTAGCATGAATCGTCCCGGATGTAAGTTGGATATTTGTAATTATATACCCCTTAACCCGGTATAAATCTCCCGTTAAAGCATCTGTCAATGCGGTTAAAAATAACGATGCAAGGTCAACCTCAACTGCCCTGATTTCTGCAAGTGTGAACAGGGTAATATTTTCAGTTGCAGAGACTCCTTTAATTACTGCAAGTACCGCCCCGTCAGAGGGGGTAAATGTAGCAAACTGTTTATCTATCACAGCACCCGTCCCTGTTATGTCGAATGTTCCGCCTTTTGCGAGGCTTTCTTCTTCCGGACTATCGTATTTGAAAAGCATAGTTTTATTTTTTAAATTACTGTTTGTTCCACATCCCAGCCAACTGGAGCGTGAAGGTATTTATCAAAGGTCTTGTTAATCGCATCAACAGCTACTTTCTTCTGATGCAGGTAATTACGGGCAACGGTATTCAGTTCGTTATTAAGTGCCTCAGTTGCAAGTAACGCCAGAGTGCGATCGTTATTCAGGTTCCTTTGTTCCCTGTTTGATTCCGTGTTAGCATTGGTTGTGGCTAATTTCAAAAAGTCAAGTTCAAATTGAGCCTGGTAGAATTTAGCAAAGTCAACTTTGTTATTTTCAAGGTAAACAGTCGAATCCAAGTAAGCGGAAACATTGAAATTAAGCCCATTGGCATTTGATCCGGCACTATATACAGCATCCTTTGCAACTGCGCCGATACCATTTACAGGATAGCAAACAAAACCTTCATACTTCAGAGGATCATTATAAGCACCATCGCAAAGAACTGACTGTGAGGCAAACACGAAATAAAACACTCCCTTGCCGGAGATGATATAAGGAGCTGCTTCAAAGGCAAGTAATCCGCTTGAAGGATTAAGGATAATTGTAGCTTTTAAAACTCCCTGGTTGATGACAAAAACATTCACCGGTGAAGTTGTGTTCGCCTGTAAACTCATTTGATTGATACGAATTTTGATATAGTCGGATCCTTTTGGTTCAAAGGCCCATCCAGACCAATCATTTGAAAGTGTAGTAACCTTTGACCCTAAGTTGTAGATGTATTGATTCTCTACCAGACGGCGATTTAAAGCGAGTGCAGAAGTGACATTGTCCTCAACTGACCAGATAAACGACTTAACTTTTAATGATGCTAATGTCGTCTCGAGCCAGTAAGTTTCTGATCCCACGGCTCCGGGCGTATGATTTATGTTAGAATCCAATAATGAACGATAGATCTTGTTACTATATGTCACCACGTCTAAACGCTTCCGGCTTGTCTCAAATTTCGAGTAAGTGACTGAAGCGGAGTAAGCTGTAAAAGTAGCCGTCAAACTTGGTAACATTGAAAGCAAGTTATCTAACGTGACTATCGGGTGAACCCCCCGATTCCAGAATAAACCAGAATCGGGAGTCCCCAATAAATCAGAATCTAACAATACGTCAGACGTGAAGTCTTCTGCAAAAGCTAAAGTTGCCATTAGCTAACTGGTAAGAGTGCATCACAAGTTATCCCAGTGAAATCAGTTGAAGCAGCCAAAGCGTGTACACCGCTTGTAGTCGTGAAGCAATTTATTGCGCTCCACACCTGTGTTGCGTGACCACCAGCCATCCCTGCCTTATTCAGATTACACCCTATGAAGTTAAAGTAACAAGCCACAACAGCAGCTCCGGCGGTAAAGGCTTCGTCAAACGAAATATTGTTAAACATAAACCTGTCATCTGCCAGCTTAGGAGTTATGTTAATGGTATCAAATCCCTGACCAACTCCATTAACGTAAAGCCTGATTGCTCCTGTGCCGGTGTTTACATAAGATATTGCTACACCAGTACCGTTGTCAATCGCATGAGCAGAATCATTAAAGTAAATGATTGTCTTCTGTGTTCCTGCTCCGTTGTATGCTTTCAGAGCGATCTTATTTGCACCGCCTTTTAATTCAAGCATTCCGGCAAAGGTGTACTCGAACGTACCGACTGCCAAAGTGGTATCAATCTCGATGCAAGCATCAGCGGTTGAAAGTCCAACGATTTGAACCGGGCCAAAAGGTGCGGATATTCCGCCTCCATCAGCTGCAAGAAGTATCTTGGTTGCTGCCGTGCGTGTGTATAACCCGGGAGCGCAAAGGATCATTTGTCCTGCTGTCTGAGCAGCGATAGCAGCCTCCAACTCAGCAGCCGAATGAACGGTTACTGTCTTTTCGGTTACATCGACACTCGAATAGTTCTGTTCAGTGTATTTCCGACTATCGGAACCATCACTATTTACTACTATATATTCCATTTCTGTCAGAAATTAAGTGGTTAAACCTTTGAGTTTCACAATATCATTAACCCGGCTTGCAAGGGCTGAGTTATAGCGATAAACAACATAGAAACGATCCCAGATAGCCATTTCCTCGAAGTGAGTCATGATTAAGTTAGAATCAGTTGCAGGGCTTATGATTGCAGTTGCCTCAGTTGCCTCGGTGTTAATAAACAGGTTAGGACGTGATTTGATGTAAGGCATTTCAACGTCTGTAATTGACCATTTCTTATTCGCAACGACTGTCCCATTACGGAAGTCCCATGGCCAGTTCTCGTAAAGACCCAGGGCGCCATCACGGCAAAGAAAACCTGTGAAGTTATCAGAGCCGGGAGAAAGTTGATTAGATACATACCTGCGATCATCAGGAATAGCAGACTGTGCCCAAAGAAGTTGCTTGTCCTGTGCTGTCTGATATTTGAAAGCTTCTGTTTGAGAAACAAGTAACCCGCCCGGGCTTGTGACTATCCTGTAATCACCGGCCAGTTGGTTAGCTCTCATTAATTCAACAAGATACACAAACATAGTATCCTTCTGAGCAGCCTTATTGATACTCAAAGTATCTGTACCGGCGTCAAATGCAAATGTTCCATCACCCAAAGAAACCTGAGATGTAAAATCCAGAACCTGAGTTTTACGAGCTTCGATAATTGTTTCGATAATGTCATCCTTTGCAACTGCCATTGCTTTCAGGACGTTGCGGAGTGTTTGTTCTCTCCACCATGCAGCATCAATCTGATTGTTCTCGAAAGACCCGGGATAAAGCCTGAATCCTGAAAAAACATCATAAGCAGTAAAGTAATAGGTGTCACTTTCGCCAATATTTACCGGGATGTTTGCAAACCCCGGAGTAGTGGTTACTGTAACAACCTGATCCTTCATAACTGGCAATTTAGCCAGCCGTGAAGCAGAAACAGTATTAAGGAGTGCCGCTACAGAGGGCGGTACATAATCCACCCTTGCAGTACAATCCTTAACCATATCAAGCATACCGTAATTGCCCTCTAATTTTTCGTTCTGGGCTTCACGAGCTTGAAAATCGTTTAAAATTGTGTTTGTTAAATAAGACATTTTTATAAATTATTACCTTTTATTTCGGAGTCTTTTCCAGTAATTTTGAATTAAACTCAGCGAATTTCTTTGCATATTCCTGTGATGTTACGGCTAATTGAAGTGTGCCGGTCAGATATTCTTTTATTGCCTTATTGCGCTCTTCACTTGTTGCTTTGTCAGGAATTTCAAAAGGAACTCCATCGACTTTAATATTTTGTTTCTCTTTAGAGCCAAGACCGGTCACCTGCCGACCCTTGGTTAACTCAGAGATTGTTTTGTCGTTTAAAACAAGATCTGAAAGCTTAACGATCTTGTATTCATTTGTCTTGTCAATTGCAACTGGCTCACCTTCATCATTTAATTTGATGTTATGAGTTTTCAAGAGCGACTCCTGAAATTCTTTCCATTTTGCTTTCGCTTCATATTGATTAACTGTGTCTGGGAAGGCAGGCTTAACGCTTGCAAAAGCAACCTTAAGCTCCATTGCTGTCATTTTCTGCTCCGTCTCTGTTAACTTTCCTTTATAGTCGTTCTTTTCGTAATCAGCGAACTGGGCTTCTTTTTTCTTCAAGTTGTCAAGTTCGCCGCTTACCTTTTCGAGTTGTGCCTTTAGAGTTGCATCCCCTCCCCCTTCTTTGATCTTCTTTTCGAGTTCTGCTTCTTTTTGCTGTAAGGCTGATTTTTGACCCTTGAAGTAATTTTCACTCGCTGTTGTCAGATAGTCGCCTAACTTCTGAGCCGGTTCCCTTTTAATCCCCGTGATGGTCTCAACCTTATCGGCTGCACCCTGGATTATCTTTTCAGCGTTACTATTTGCAAGCCCGTCCCATGTCTTTTTGAGATCAGCTTCATGCGTTTCAGTAACCGCCTTTAACTTCCCGGCTTGTTCGTCAGAAAGTCCTATTTCTGTGATTTGTTCTTTTGTGAATTCCATAATCTTTTATGATTTATTTGTTATTTTCTTTTTCTTCAATGAGTTTTCTGAGATCATCAGTTTTGATGTTTTTTGCAGGAGTTAATCCGAATTCGGTAGCCTTTGCAAATAAACCCTGCCTGATTTCTTTTTCAGTAGGTTCCTTTTTTGCTTCAAGCGCATGTATCCTCTCGTTCATTGCAGCAAGAGTGGCTTTCGTGCTTTTCAATTCATTAGCTTGCCTTTCTGAAAGTAGCTTGAAATCAATCTTTTCGTCAGATACCGGAACAACTTTTAAAACCTCATTGAGTTTGTCAATCCATGGTTGCGGATCAATATTAACCCATTTACCGTCCTGATTTTCCATTACCTTTTCGATGTACGGCTGTTCATCCTTCTTATATCCCTTTAAAGGGATGTATTTGACAAACTTATTGAAGTTGTCACCATCTTCAAGTTTAACAGTAGTTCTCTCTACCTTCGCAGTCATATCGCTGTCTGTAGCGTACACTCGTGCAGTTTTAAGCCAAATTACTCGTTTCATTTACTTTTGTATTTATTTGTTTTGAAATTAAATCCGTAATCAAATTATTAATAAGTATAAGCTTTTCAGCCTTTAAAATATCCATGTCTTTATAAAACTGTACGATATTTCCGTAGTAAGCCTCAAATTGATCTATCCAATAGTTAAATCTTAACTGGTATTCCTTGTTAATATCGCTTACTATCTGTTGACTTATTGCTTTGTCAAAATCAGTATCAGAAACATAGGGCATTAAATCATACAAAAGCTTCTGTCGTGACATCTGATCAGAATTGTTTTTGTAGCGATTCTGACTAATTCGAACAATAATGTTTTTGCGCTCTAAAGTATTTGGTGCTTTTGCCAAATCATCAAATAACTGGCTTTGTGAGTCGATAAAGAAGTCTGTCCCGTAATGGATAAATATCTCATTAATGCGATCTACGCCATATTTCAGCGCAAGCATATCGATATCTGATAACTTCCTGATCTTGTTAAGTGTTTCAGCAAACGACATTAATGTATTTTCGAGGATAGAAATAGACTTTGCGATTTGATCCTGGTTCTTACTTGCCTCGTTGCTTTCCAGAAAGTCACCCACTATGGTTGATACAATTGACCTCTCTAACTGCCCAATTCTTTCGTTAAGATAATTTAATGATTCAATCGGGATATAGTGAAAATTGAGGTAGTTTTTAACCACGTCCATATTTACGACCCCATCGACATTAATAATTTTATCGAGTGGGATCTGATGAATTGTCCCTGGCTGTAAGTCCCCTGTGCCTAAGCTCTTATTCTGATTTGTTATAGATGCCTTTTGAGATCCCATTATCTCAGCGTTATCCGGTTCCCCTTGTGCTCCTCTATTTCCCTCAACGGGCTTTGATGTTTGAAGTTTTGAAACAACCGGAATAGCGCCGTTTGGCTCTGTCATCTTTTGAAGAGTTTTAAGGAAATTATACTCCTCAAGCTCTTCACGGATATAAGTAAATAGCGATTCTTTTACAATACAATCGCCTGCAAAGTTTTTAGGTGAAATGAAATGAACAGGACAATATTTTAAGTCGTGTGGCTGTTCTTTAACCAAATTCATCTTATCATCATAAAAAGCATATTTCTCTGGATCAATGTAAATTACACCGTTTTTAATTTCATTCTCTTCACCCTCATTAATACACCCTTTAAAGGCTATTCGCTTGACCTCTCCTTTTTCTTCCTCAAGTGATTTAACGTCTTTTATATCAACAAAATAGCGATAAGGCTTATTCGGAGTAACCGGATCAAGATCTGATACTATAAGGCTGTTATGCTTATACAACAGACGTTCAAATATGTCGGAGTTAAATTGCTTAATATTCAAATCTTCAGCAAAATCAGAGTAATCCTTGCCTTTAATGTCATATTTAAAGTCAGAATCCTCAGCGTTGAATACCCGCATCAACTGAGGTTCAATTCTGTTATGAATGATCTTACTTGAAGGAAGTGGAAAGCGCAGGTATTTAAAGAAGGTCAGAAAGTTCTCTTCCTTAAATATTGATTTAACCCAATTAAGAAAATGGTCATCAGTCTGGTACTTTCTTTCAGCCCATTGTTTTATATATTCCTGATCAAAACGGTCTTCCTGGATTTTGGAGTTAAGTAAATAATTCAGTTGTTTTTCCTGAATTACAGCCTTTTGAATTGAGCTTGAATTGATGCCTGCCTTAATAAATTCGATACTCACTCCGGTTGAAATGTGGCATTATTGCAATCTTTTGCAGACACAAATATAATTCTTTTTTAATAAACAATGATAATTGTCATGTATTTTATTTTTAACAATAAAAAAAGCCCCTGAAATTAATCAGAGGCTATATTTTTCTTTATTAGTTATCCTTCAAGAAATTTTATTTTCTTGTCAGATTGTTTCGTGAACTGGTTATATGCCAATTCAAGAGCAGCTGTTTTTATTATTTTCCCTGCTGAATTTGCAAGTTCGGCAGCTACCTTAACGTCAATTGTTCCGGCTTTTGTTTGTTCATAAACATTAAGTAAGTCATTTCTCAGGTCTGTTACATTTTTCATACTGTTGTTTTTTAATTAAACGTTTAAGTTTTAGATTTGTACGATATAGTTCTATAAGGTCAGGATTTTGTTTTATTAATTCTTTTGATAGTTTTGTTGATTGTTTAATAAGAATAATTATCCATCTATCTGTCATATTCTCTATCGTCTTGCGCTCAAATTTTTTTGATATTTTTGCAAATAACGATTTATGTGTTGAATAATACTTCTGCTTCGCTGATTTGATTTGTTTTTTGTGGATTTTATTATATTTTTTAACTTGTCCTTTAAGTATTTCTTTTTTACATAACTTACATATATAATCGCCAGCAACGAATCTTGGCGAATGATTAGTAAATTCTTTAATCTGTTTTATCTCTCCACATTTCTTGCAAGTACGCTCCATATAAACATATTTAATCTCCGCAAGTAAAACAATATTCCAATATTAAAACATAACAAATATCATGAATTTTGTTAAATATTTTTTGTATGGGCCATTTAGGCAATAAAAAAGAGGGGACGTATCCCCCCTAATCTACCGAGTTGGATCAACTATTTTCTTTTTCAAATCATCTATTATCCTTTCTTGTTCTCCAAATAAACGTCCCCATCCTGCCCCAGAGAAAACATCAAGATTTGTGAAATGGTAAGTATCACTTTTTGTCAATTCAAGAATAGCTTCAACGCCTTGCATATGCCTTTTATGAGCAGACGAGCACCGGAAAGAGTTGACATTTTTATAACCCAGCGCTTTTGCAATTTGCCTATGAGTTAGTTTTGCTTGCTTAATGTTAGGATAATTCATTCATATCTCCTTTTATAATAAATTCATTCTCTGGAAACCTCGTATATTCCGGTAATTGATCTTTGATAGCATCTATATTATTTTTTGCAAACATCCAAAGTACACACTCATAACTACCTTTCCCGTCAACTACGAGTCTATTTTCATTAGTGCAGTTTTTATTCTCAAAAATCATCACATTACCGTCAAAACTCCATTCTTTTTGACCGATTTTAGTGTTTACTTTACAGTCATAATATATACCAAACGATAGATAATCTTTCATTTCATTCCTAATTAATTCTATGGCCGCCTGTTTATCAGTTTCTTTTTCGATCGCATAAAAACAATTAGCAATACCCATGTCGCTGTTTTTAATGACCGTGTTTAATTTTAATGTTGGGATTTTCATGTCTTTATTTTTTTGATTTTTTATTTACATTTTTATATACACGCCCCTCAAAAGGACCGTATTTTGTGCCGTCCTTACAAATAAATGTAAAGCTTCTCTTTGTAGGTTCAAATAACCTGTCTGACAGAATTTTAATCTGTTCTTCCGCCGCGCCTAACTCTACCCTTAAGTTATTGGCATCTTTATTTAATTGGAATATCTTTTCGTATTTATCATTAATTTCTTCCTTTGTTTTAATATCAAGTTCTTTCCAGTAACTATTATCAAACTCAAGTGATTTTATTCGAGCTTTTAATTCTTCGATAATTGACCGATATTTTGCCATTGAATAGTCCTGTTCTGAATACGGGATTTGAGAGAGCACATGACTGATCATGGTCTCAGAGCACCGACGAGTTACTATTGCTGCATATCCAATCAATGCAGTCGTAATAATAATATAAAACGTAATTAATATAATTCCTGTTGTTTCCATGCTTTTTGATTTTAGTTTACCCTGCAAAGATATATAATAATACTATATACTACTATGAAAATGGCATTTAATTTGTCTGCACCTCAAAATCATCAAATCTGTCGTGCATCATAACGACATATCTGAGTGCTGCCAAACCATCGGGTTCGTGTCCTTCTGGCTCCGGGATTATTTTACTGTTAATATCAACTTTAAAAAACCATTTTTCAATACCGTTCTTCATATTGATAGATCGTTTTGTAAGGAAAATATTATAACCCCTGAGCTTATTTATCCCCGGAACAATTGATCCGGCAGGCTTTTTAACACCCCTGACATTATACCCGTGCTTTCTCATGTCCTTTATTTCAGTTGCCCCTGCGCTATCAGCGATGATTAACTGACCTTTGTTGTGCTTCTCATAATCTAATTGATCGACAATGGCCATTCGCTCAGCTCCATTGATCTTTTCAGGCATGAGGTTATTCATACAAAATACCTCATCAACATAAAG